CCCGCCCAACTGTGACCGCAGAAATAGAAAAACCCCTTAAGGTTGCTCTAAGTTGAACCCGCTTAAGTAATGAATCGGTAGCATTACCTAAACGCTCAAAGCAACCCTAAAGGGTCTTACCGATTAAATAAGCAGGGTTCAATCTGCCCTATCAGTATAAAACAAAATTTTGCGCTATTGCAACTCAGGCCAAATTAAATGCCAAGACTGGGGAAACATATCCTTGCGGGTTACTAGCCCGTGGCTTTCCCGTTCTATCTGCGCTGCCAGTTCCATCAGCTTACTGGCGGGTAATCCCTCGTTTTGCCAGCGATGCACGGCTTGGGTGGTTACCTTGAATCTGCGGGCTATTTTGGCTGGGCCACCGCATAAATGAATCATTTGCTTGGGTGTAAGTTTGAAGTCCATAAAAGTAATTTTATTGGTTAAGTGGATATTTTAACAACAAATCTTGCACATGGGTAAAAAAAGGTTTATAGTAAAGTTACCTGACTACTCAGGCTAACTTATGGAGAAACTTATGGATGATAGACAAATGATGGATGCTCAATCTGAACTTGAATATGAACTAACCGTGATTTTTGAGGACTTAGAACAGGGCAATATGCTAACCGCTTCACAGATAGACACGCTTCGCTATGCAAGTGGATTCCCTAAAAAGACTAGGGTTATCCCTGTATTGGGTGAAGTATTTAATGACTTTGGAAATATTTTTGGGGGAAACAAATGATAGTTACTGGAGAAGTAAGTAAAAAATTTCAAATTGCGCCAACTGGCTCACATTTAGCCCGTTTGTATCGCATTATTGACCTTGGCACGCACAAATCTGATTACAAAGGAAAAATCAGTATGTTGCGTAAGGTCAAGTTTTTTTGGGAATTGCACGGTGATGACCTAAAAACCGAGGATGGCAAACCCTTAATCCAAACCCGCAATTACACGCTCTCGTTAGGAGAAAAGGCTTCATTACGGAAGGACTTGGAAACTTGGCGGGGCAAATCCTTTACCGAGGATGAGTTGCGGGGTTTTGACTTGTCTAATTTGCTTGATAAATGGTGCATGGTAACCATTACCCATAGAGAATCTAATGGTGATACCTATGCGGATGCCGTTTCAGTAACGCCAGTACCATCTGTGGTCGCTAAAGCTGGTTTACCTAGTGGCGTAAACCCAACACTTCTGTTTGATTTGCAAAAGTTTGACCAAGCCACATTTGATAGTTTGTCACAAGGCCTTAAAGACAAAATTATGCAATCTGCAGAAATGCAAAACAAAAGCATTAACCAAGATGATGTAAATAAGAAGTTGCAAGAAGCATCCTTAGTGGATGATGAAGTGCCGTTCTAGGGGGAATAACCTTTAGGAGAAAGCCATGAACCATGCAATTAAAGATGTAATCGAGTGCAAATACACCCTTAAAACCTTTCAGGAGCGGGGCTACGATGAGGAAGTACCCATCATCGGATTTGCGGTTGAGGACTTAGAAACCGTCATTAAGAGCGTGGTTCATGCGTGTGCCGAGCGTGTGACCAACGAATCAGAACGCAAGGATATACTGTCGTTAGCAGCTTAATTTTTAACAGGGGGATGTATGTTAGTGAAGGATATAGCGTCAGAATCAGGCCATTGGTATAAGCCAAATGGTGAGCCAGCTTACACCGTAGAGGGTGCAAATGGCAAAATCCGCAATACAACGGTGCGAGATGCCCGTAAAGAAGGTCTTTTACCGTCAGTCACCACAATCATTGGGTGTGCGGCAAAGCCAGCCCTTGATGTATGGAAACAACAACAAGCTATCCTAGCCGCCTTAACTTTGCCTCGTAATGAGGGTGAAACCGAGGAAGAATGGCTAAGTCGAGTTGTATCCGATAGCAAAGAAACCGCCAAGAAAGCTGCCGAGCGTGGCACACAAGTTCACGGGGTCATAGAAGCGTTTTACGAGGGCGTTTACTTACCTGAGTTACCAACCTATGTCCGTGTCGTAGAAAAGGCTATAAACGAGCATTTTGGGCCACAGTTATGGGTTGCTGAGAAGTCCTTTGCCCACGGTGGCTATGGCGGTAAATGCGACCTGATTAGCCGACCTCATTACCACCCAAAGACCGATGGCTTTGTTATTGACTTTAAAACCACCGAAAAGGATGTGGATAAGCTCGATACCTATTTTGACCACCATATGCAGTTGGCGGCTTACAGGCACGGCTTTGAGATGCCTAAAGCACGGTGCGCCATTGTGTATGTCAATGCCAACGAAAACAAGGCTAAACTACTAGAGATACCTGAAGATGACCTGAGAATCGGGTGGGAATGTTTTAGTCACTTGTTGGCCTTTTACAGGGCTAAAAACAAACTATAATGACAACGGGGTGGTAGCTGGGCTTCCCCCGCCCAACCTTCACGGGCTATCACCCCACCTATTACGGGCAAAAGCGGATGCTATCGGCTGATTAAGTTCATGCTTTAACGATAGACGCAGCGAGTAGCCCACCTTTACTGTATATCCATACACTAGGGTTTGTCCTAATCAAATAATATTGACTATTGGTTATACTGACCATGTTTTAACAAAGGGGGATTTATGAAAGATGTTTTATTGGGTGTAATTGGGGGGCTGATTGCCTTTGGCATACCAGCAGTTGTCTATGTCATTCGTACAGGGGGCATATCATGATTGGCACAATAACTATGGGTGATACGGATATTGATGTGTACGGCACAGTTTATCCAGCAGAACCCAATCTTGGCATTATGTCGGATTATGTTGAGATTGAGGATTTAAGAATTGGGGGCGTTAGTGTATATGAGTTGTTTGCAAGCTACGGTTTGTTAAACAAAGCGGAAGAATACGCTAACGATATGGTGAGTGCATGACATTTCTAGTAGCCAATATCCCACCCGTCAAATGCTTTGTTCGTAAGGAGTTTTTATATAACCACGAACAGGGCCACGGTGAATTAGAGCCATGCGTATGGATGACCGCCAAAGCAATTAAGGGTCAAGCATTTCGCATTGAATCCATGCTAACCAATTACGGGGCGTTGTACGATAAACTGCCAATCCATGCGTATGTATGGAAGCCAGTTGACGAACCGTTACCATTAGACCACCTACAGATTTGGGATTGCCTGTCATACGATATGGCGGTTATTGAAAAGTCCAATCTGCGTGGGTTAAAGGTTAAGTTTTTTGGCAAGGATAAGCAATTTCACTTTGGTAACTACTTATTTACCATTGACTTTGCATCGCCTGATACCAACCGCATTGACACTAGCTTTAGTGAAGGTGTGCAAGAGCATAAATCATACAACTTCATTCAGTTAGATAACGGGCAGTTTGCGTGTCAGCCCAATAACCGATGCCTTTGGTACGATGTGTCGCTCGTGCCTGCGGTGCTTAAAACACCTGACTTTAGGATACCCACCCAAGTGTATAGCGTTGAGAATCACGCCAAATGGTCAGCCAAAGATGAATGGTTTTATAACTTTGAGGAGATAAAACAATGAACATCCCATACGATACAGGCAAGGTTAAGATTGGCATTTACTACCAAAAACCACAGTATGTGGAAGAAGATATGGATATGCTACGGCTTCAATCCTATCTGATTTACGACCCAGCACGGCTAAAGCGTCAGTATTGGCTAAACAGGCTGTTGGTCGGCTTGGGGGTCTTTGTTGTCGCTATCGCAGTCTTGCAAAGCTAATTGTCTAGCTTCTTCGACCCGTCTAAGCCAGCCACGAATAAAGCGAGCTTGGTCGGGTCGTCTAGCGACTATGCCTTGATAGAAGTCTGTCCGAGCATCTGAATACTTTGCAACCAAATCTTTAGCGTTTGCAGCATTAATCGCTGCCCTAGTTCTAGGCCCGATAATTCCGTCAGCCACCACCCCGATAGCCTGTTGAAGCGTCTTAACTGCTCGGCCTGTTCCTGCATTAACGGCAAAATCGAATACAACATAGTCTAGCCCTCTTGGTAAGACTTCACAGTAGGCAGCGTTCCAATACTTCTGTTTATACAATTTACCGACCTTTTCAGGAGTCAAGGCACGCATATCGGCTTCGGTTACGGGGTGACCTACAAATTCTTCCCAAACACGCTGTGTAACGCCTAGGTTGGTTCGCCCACCACGGTCAAGCGGGTCGTTTACATAACCGCCTTCATGCTTCAAAACACGGGCTAAACACTCGTCAAATCGGGTCATTTTTTAAACTTCATATCCATGATTTTTTCAAGGGTTCTGCCCCCGAAATAGAATGACATAATCAACATACCCCAGTCACCCAATAAACGCACATAGCTTTCGTTAGCGTTCATGTTAAAGGCTGACATCATGGCAAAAACAAAATAGCCCACCAGAATGGCTATAAGGGTCATAGGGCGTATATTTTTAGATAACCAGCTATCGCTAGCCATATCCGCTTGTAAACGCTTGGTAAGCTCTTGGGCTTCCACAGAATCAGCTTGTAGTTCGGCTAATCTGCCTTCTTGCTGGAGTTTAAGTAATTCAACCTGTGCCTTGGCTTTGGCTTCGGGGTCGGGAATCAGCTTATCAATTAACTTGTTGCCGATTTCAAATATGGCGTTTAGTGGAAACATTAGCCCACCTTAATATGACCGCTACCAGCAAAATAAGTGACCAACGAAATAGCACCTAGGCCCACAATCCAAAAGAATTTATGCACAATAGACTTACCCACATTGGTGTAAACCTTTTCGATAACCCGCTCGGTTACCTTTTCCACAATTTCTTCAATCTGTTCGTCAGTCAGTTGCGCCATGATTACACCTTTTTCGCTCGGCTTTTAGTCTTTGCTACTGGCGACTTTTTTGCAGGACTTTTCCGTTTAGTCGCAACTTTTTTGCGGTCTGGCAAGTCTAAATTGACTTTATAACTACCAAACATAGTAACCAAGTCCATCTTTTTGGTATAACCCATCTTATCAAATAGCCAGTCAATGATAAACATTAGAAAGTACCCCCATTAATATCGTAAGTACCTGCTTGTAAGAAATTGTAAGTTGCTGCGTCTTGTAAGCCTACAGGGTCAGAAACAGAAGTAATGCGGTTATTAGCCATGTTTAAGTTACCTGTGGCTGGGGTTTGACCATCAGCCGCCAAAGAACCAGTCAAAGCTGACGCTATATCGTTCATGGTGTTATTAGCCCATGTGGTCGATATAGTTGTGCCTGAAACTACGGGATTACCCGCAGGTAGGTTATATACTCCTGACCCGTTTCTACTCATTTATTGCTCCTTGTACGCCTTGTGTAGTCAACATACGAGCCATGTTTCTTAGCTCTGCGTCTGTTAATTTTGGAATATTTCGTGTGGCTCTGCCTAAACCATAAGCACCCATACCAACCAATCGTGGGCTGGTTAATGGCAATGCGGCTAATGCTGCGGGGTTTACAGTTAATGCACCACCAGCACCAATACCCAAAGCTGCGCCTTGACCCGCCAATCCTCTTGGGGTAAATGAACTTAATGCTTGCCCAGCTAACGCTGGCATTAAATCTTGACCACCTTGCTCTTGCAAAGCCCTAGCCAATTCCATGCGATAGCCATAGTTTGTATTGGCATTATTGCGGGTTAAAGACTGTAGTTTACGAATGGCTGTATCTGCTGCGCTTCTATTGCCTAAAGACAACGCTCTTTCAATCTCACGCTCAAGGCTTAATGCTTCCTCATACGCTTTCATGGTTTTGGCGTAGTTTTTATCTTGAGCCACAATCGTATCTTTGACCGTATTACGCACAGAAGTTACTGCCCGTTGCACTTGTTTTTGTGCTGGGCTGTCAGGGTATAAAGCATCTAAACGCTGTTTAAGAGCATCTAAACCTTCTGCGGTATGCAATGATGGGTCTTTTTGCCATGTTTTAACAACATCTTGCAATTCTTCAATTTTATTAAGTTCAGCAGAGCCAATCTTGAATTGTGAGCCTGTTGGGGTTTTAACCTTTAAGCTTTCAACAACCTCATCAAGTTTGCCTGTAATAGGGGCAAAGTCTAAGCGTTGTGGCATTTTGGGTAATGGTTTGCCAGCACGCAGTTCAAGGTCAGGCATTGTTGTTTGAATACCTTGACGATACGCTTGACTACGGGCCGCTCTCATATTAGCCAACGCATCTTTAGCTTGGTCTAATACATCCATTGCAGGCACTTCACCACGAATGTTTTGCAAAAACGCTTGATTGCCTTCACGACCTGCTCGTAATGCTTGAGCAATAGATTCTTCGCCTGCGCCTGTGGTAAGACCTAAACCTCTGCGAATTGCCCCACCCGCAGCTTGTATGCCACGACCAATAACAGGGATAGCAGTTCCAATAGCTCCACCTGTGGCTACATTTTGTGCGGCTTGTTGATACATTTCAGGGCCAGTAGCGCCTGTTTCTACGGGTTGCATTGCACCTGCAGTTGCACCTAAAGCTGCTCCTTGCACAAGGGGGTTAGCACGAGCAAAACTAGGAATCATACCTACGCCTTTAGCGACACCTGCGGCTGGTAATATTGCACCGCCAATACGCCCACCAACATATGATGCTGGGTTGGCTTCTTCATAGGCTTGAGATTCTTGGGCTAAACGCTTAACAGCCTCACTAACACCACCACGCCCACCTGTCACGGCTTGGGCTACAGCTAAGACAGGGTCAACTACAGAACGAGTAGCACCTGCCATAAAAGACTCTAATGGTCTTGGAGTAGCTTGCACATTTAAACGCACTCCACGCACAGGTCTGCCAACAACTGCGCCACCACCCGTTTCAGCAAATTCTGATGCAGTAGGTTGTGGTTGAGTAGGTTGTAAAGATAACAAACCTTCGTTAGAAAGTTTGCCTAAATCGCCACCTTTTAAAGCCAACAAATCGGCATCAGAAAGTTTGGATAAATCCATTAGCGTAATCCTCTGCGTTTTAATTCAGCGTCAATGGCAGATTGGCTTGGCAAACCAGCAGGTGCTTGTACACTAGCTTGACCAGCCATAGGTTGTGCGCCTAAATTAGCACCACGCCCTGCGGCAATACCAATATCTCGTTCTGCTTGCTCTCTAGCAGCAGCTTTTTGAGCAATCTGGTCAGGTTTGTCACCCAAAACTGGGAAAAAGGTACGATTGTTTCTTTGAACTTCTTGCTCAGTAGCGGCAGCACCAGTTTTAAAGCGCAAATACGCTTCTGACCATTGGTCTTGTGCTTGTTTATATTGTTGTGCTGCAACAGGAATAATCGGGTTACTAACCCCGCCAGCCAATCGCACTTGAGTTTGGCTTTTAAATGATGTTGGATTAAATCCATTAGCTTCCAAATTACGAACCACATTACTTGCGCTAACCATTTGACTTTGAAAAGCAGATGCTTTGCCTTGTGATTCAGTTAAATCTTTACCACTACCTTTTGTTTGTTTATCAAATTCAAGTTTTTCACGGTCAAGGTTCAGTTGAGCCATTTGATATGGTGTCATTTGATTCTTAAAGTCATTAAATGAGCCTTTAAAACCTGTTGACTTAGCAAACTCGTAGTTTTGCATATCAGTCGTTGGTTTAATTGGTTCAGGCAACGCACGATTAATCAAAGTCGGCAACAATTCTTTGCCAGCACCAAAACGACTGCTTAAAGCTAAATTCATTGCACCTTGAACATCGGGTGGCATTGTTTGTGTAGCAACAGGCATAGGCACATTACCTGTGTATGGCCCAGCCATTTCCGTTTGTACATCACGGGGGCTTAGTTTTTCCATAATTGCCCGTGTTTCTTCTTCCTTACCTTTGCGTAAGGCTTCAGCCAAATCTTGCATAGCCTTATCGCCTTTTTCAGCAAGGCGTGTGCCAGCATACAACTGAGCTAAAGGCGCAGCGTATTGAAAAAAACTAGGAGCAACATAACGACCACTAACCATTTGTCCTTGTGGCTGTTGAAAACCCTGTTGCATTAACAAGTTAGCCATTTGTTGTTGGCGGTTTAACTGTTGCTGTTGTGCAAACAGTTCAGGGGGAATTGCACCAATCCCAGCGTTTGTAGGTAAAAATCCGTTAGCCATAATTAATCCATACCAGTAGTAGTTGTGGGTACTTGACCCTGACCAAAACCGCCATAAACATTACCTGCGCCATAACGCATCATTGGCAACACAGAGGATAAATAAGAACCTTTTTTGCCGCCCCTAAGCATTTGTGCAAGCATCATAGGATTCATACCACCACCGCCTTGCTGACCTGTTTGACCAGCTTGTTGCGTTAATCCCATTCCTTGTTGCATTGCCATGTTTAACATGGCTTGTTGATTACCAATGTTTTGGAATATAGGTTGCACGCCCGAAACATCTTGCTGTCGGGTTAGGTCTTGTATAGGCATTACTCTTGGCATCATGGTATTAGTCCGTAATCTACGACTTTGTAGCCGTCATCAAGGGTTTTAACTGCGTATGGGTAAACTTGTTCTACTTCGTCAGCCATAACGCCTACATGAACGCCATGACCACCGTATTGACGGTCTTTAAACTCGTCTTTGTATTCAAAGCTATACAAGGTTAAGCCATTATCTAATACACCGACTGCTTTAATGTTTTCTTTGGTGCGTGGGTCAGAAAACGCCATAATCCCTGCTGCGCCTAATCCCATCAAACCTTGATTTAAGTTAGCTTGTGCGGCTTGACCTGCATTAAAGTCGGCTAATTGTGCGTTGTAACCCATTTGCGATGCGCCTAAATAGTCAGGGCCAGCAGTTACGGCTTGCTGTGCAGGATTAACAAACGATGGGCCAGTAACTTGTGCGCCACTACGCACCGCATTAAGGGTGTTAAGTGGTTCATTACGCATATAAGCAAGTTCGCCAAAGCCTTGTTGACGGGCTTGATTAGCCAAGTTAGCGCCAGTAAGCTGGTTAGCAAATTGTTGCTGTGCAATGGCATTGTTCGCTTGTTGTTGTGCGACTTGATTGGCGTACATTTGCTGAATCTGTTGGTTGTTGTAACCCAAAGCCGCCATTTGATTTGCAAACTGTTGTTGGCCTTGAGCGGCATTAAATTCTGTACCTGCCAACTGGTTAGCAAAATTTTGCTGTGCAGCTTGATTCTGTAATTGTTGTGCAGATAAACCTTGAGCAAAGTTTTGAGCAATCGCAGCGTTATTAGCCTGTTGCGCAGCCAACTGGTTTTGGTAGCCAGCTTGAGCCATTTGATTATTAAATGCCAACTGAGCCTGACGATTAGCGTAATCTTGTTGTTGTGCTTGATTGCTAAAGCCAAGATTTTGCAATAGATTTTGTTGCTGTTGGGTTGTGGCTTGATTTCCAAACTGACCAGCAGCTAATTCCTGACCAAACAGATTTTGCTGAATACCTTGTGCTTGCAACTGCGCCTGAATACGGGCATCATTTTGTTGCTGTGCAAGGTCTTGTTTAGCACGAGTATAAGCTTCCGAACCAATCGGAATACCTTGTGATGCTAACTGAGCGTCTAACCGTTCTTGTTGACGCTGTAATTGTGGCTCTAAACGGTTCATAATTAAACCGCTTGCCCTATCCCAGCCTTCCATACCAACATTTTCGCCAAGAGAGCGTTGTAAATTTTCGGTTGGGCCAGCTTGGCGCAAAGCACGAGCAGCTTCTAACGCACTTAATTGTGGGCCTTGCCCAATACGCACAGCTTGTTCTTGCGGTGAAACCCCTCTAGCTTGTTCTGCTTGACCTATTTGTAGAGGCGTTGGTGTCTGTTCCGCCATACCTAATTGTGGCCCACCCGCAATTTGTTGCATTTGAGCTTGTTGTAGGTTGCTTTGTAGGGCAGGCAAACCACTTGTGCTAAACGGACTAGCCATCATGCCACGCACATAATCAAGACCAGTTTGCGATAACTGACCTAAACCTTTAGACGCAGCTACATCGTATTCATAAAGAGCTTGTTGGTCTGGGCTAAAAGTTTGCGTGGCTTTCCACATCGGGTTGCCATAAGGGTCAGTTCCCGACTGTTCGTAAACAAGGTTGCCATAAGGCGTATATTGATTAACACGGTTAGCCGCAATATTGGCACGAGCCGCTTCTAAGTTACCAGCAGCCGTTTCTTGTGCAGCCCCCCTGTAATCAGGGGCGGCAGGTGCGCTTGGTCTTGGCCCTAATCCTAAAAATCCACCACCACCCATACTATTCTCCCATCTTTGTTCGTAGAGGGCATCGGATGTTTAGAAACCGACAATCCTCTTTTCGCATCGCCATAATAATCAAATCCCCATCCATGTGGGCATCTGGTATATCGGCTACCACTTTAAAACCAAGGTGTCGGTTTAGCAGTAAGGCATCTTCATTATCCTTACAAACTTGCCCTAGTATAACGCTAACTCCTAGTTTATTAAAGGGGTAATCAAATACCGCCCACAGAAAATCCCTACTTGCCCAATGCTCGCCAACGCTACCAATGTGGATTTCACACGCTTTTGGCAAAAAATTGGTGTAACCCGCTACTGCTACCAAATTATCATCTTTTAACTGCCCAATACATTGGGTGTTTTCTGGCAATGGGTGGTTAAGGATTCTGACTAGCCATTCCCCCAAATAGCGTTGGTTTTCAGTTGTTACAGTCCTCACAGTACCCCGCCACGCTCCATTACATAATCCGTACTAGCCCAATGGAAATCCACACCTTGCGATGCAACAGAAATGTTCACCGAGCCAGCATAGCCAATTCCATTTACGCCCTGCCAAACTTTTGATGTTTGTAGCCCAGCACCCCAAACCGAGTTATCCCAAGTGCTTGTATTCCAAATACCTACTTGAGCTAGGTTGGGGTTAAAACTAATCTGATTTGACAGATTTACGGTGTCAAAGTCAGTAGAAATACCGCAAAGCACATTTGGCACGGTATTGTCGGTCTGTAGGATGGGTCGCACCATCGTAAATCGTTTTAATTGCCCACGGCTGTCAAAGTAAGAATAAGCTTGCTGGGCGTTAGCAATAATGTTGCTACCAGCATCCGAAAATCCGTCATAAAACTTGCCGACATAGCCGTTTGAACCAAAGAACATCCCATCTACGCCTGATACTTCCCAGCAATACGCCTGAATATCGGTAAATCGACCCCAAGACTTTGTAATGTTGTGCATGACAAACTGCTCAATTCCTTCAGTCACAGGAATATTCAAGATAACCATGTTGTAGGGGGCAAAATAATTGATTTGCCAGCCAAATTGACCTGAATAGAGGTCAGCTGCTTGGCTTACTGCATAGAATATCTTGTCAGTTAGGTTGACACGGGGGTCTAATCGGCTTGATTGTAGGGCGGATGACATTGGCACTAAGCCGTCTTGGGTTAGCAGCAATAAGTCGCCTGAATACTTGAAAAAACACCGTCTAGCAAAGGTTTGACCCATTTGCCACACCCCAACCAAAGACCAAGCGTTAGCGTCATCGGGGTCAGTTCCTTTGTAAACAATGACTTCACCCATTGAGGTGACAAAAGCACCGAGGTCATCAACTCCGTAGCCAGCGTCTAAAGTCCAAGTTCCCATCGCTTGCAGGTAACCGCCTGAACGGGCGATTGAGCCAAGTGGAAATTGCTTTGCCGTACCGCTTAAAGCGTTGACTGGCAGATACCAAAAGTCTAGGCTGTTCTTTTCTACAAAATAAATACGCTCTTGTAGGCTATTTACATGAACAAACAGGTTGTTATTGATGCCTTCTATACCTAAAACGGTATAAACAGGCGTACCAGTCGCAGGGCTAGTGGTTGAGTTAGCCATTGTGTAGGTAAAAGTCGTAGCCCCAGTAACCGTAATCCTAAAAGTTCCGTTGTAATCCGCTTCTGTAGCACCTGAAATAACCACACGATTGTCAGTAGCAAGCCCGTGATTGGTGGAAGTGGTGACTGTAGCCGTTGTGCCTGAACTGGTAATGCCTGAAATGGTGACTGGAGTAGCCGTGGTAGCCATTTTGTACCATGCCGTACCGTCATAAATCATAGTTGGGTCTTGCCCATTGACTGCTACAAGAAAATTACCCCCAGCCGTAGAAAAACTAATGTGTTGCCAACGGTCATTCCCAAAAGAGCCGTTGTACGACAAAGTAGCAGGGTTGGTTGAGCAGTCATAAAATGCGCCATCTACGGCAGCAAATAACTTTTGGGTTGTAGGACTGCTGTAATTCATTAGGGTTTCGATTGGGTCGGTTATACCAATCGTATATACACCTACAACAGAAGCGTTGCCAGAAGGCACAGAAGTCATCACATAAGTAAATGTGGTTGAGCCTGTAGAAGTAACTTGATAAATGCCGTTGTAATCACTAGGCGTACAGCCTGTAATTGATATAAATTCGCCTGTGGCTAAACCGTGTGCGGTAGCTGTAGTAGCTGTAGCAGTTGTGCCTACATGGGTAATAGTATTAATCGTAACTACGCCCGTGCTAGTCGTAATTAAGCTGCTACGGGTGTAGCCCCTACGCATGGTCACATCGGTAGGGGTGGGGTAAAAGTTAGTTAATTGAAC